TCAAGACTCGTTACGGCATGGTCAGCAACCCATTCGTCACCACCAACGGTGCATACAACGGCACCCCAGATGGCGAGCAACTCACCGCAAACGCAAACATGTACTACAGAAGAGTACAAGTTACCAACCTCATGTGATCCATCACTTCAGGTTTTTTCAGACCTCCCGCAAGGGGGGTCTTTTTTTGTCTAAATAATTATTGGACTATACAATGGGGTAATTATGCCAACCCTAGAAGAAGCGAAGGCACAAGCGGCATCTAAAAAATCAACCGCTGCTGCCACAGAAGTAAAAAAACCATCAACGTTCAAGATCCTCGTCGGAACCATTGGTGCATTGTTTGCAGTATCACATATCGGTCTGATTGGTTATGTGATCAGACAACCAGATGAACCACCAGTTCCACAGGTTCCGTCTATCAATATTCCTAGAGGAGACTACTCTTCCTATACAATCAAAGCAGGGAAGGATGGTTATGAAATTCAGTATCGTGCTAATGATCCTAAAGTTTTAGAATCAGAAAAATCTCTTCGACTCAACCAACACAAGAAGGGATTCCTTGGTGGCGGTACAGAAATGCGTGACGAGTATCGTCGTGACCAGTACACTATGGATGGCACTCGTAATATCGGAGGTGCAATAAGTGAAGAGGGAAAGTCCCTTGCAAAAAGCGAAGAGTGTATAGCGGCGGACGCTGGCGCACGAAGTCAAGGTGCGATGGCAGGTAGTTCTATTGCTGCTGGTGTCGCTGTTCCTGCCCTTTCTAGCATCCCTTACGTTGGATGGTTAGCAGGTGGTTGGGCACTACTCCTGGGTCAGAAAGCAGGATCATCGCTAGGATCTCAAGTAGGCAGCGTTTTTAATGACTGCTAAATAGTAGTGCTTGGGAAGCTGATATGACTGCTGATTGGTACAAAAAATTACCACAGAATAGAAACTTTTTAGCACCAGTAGGTTTCAAGTTTAGTCTTGAAAGATTTGCTGGTGTTGATTTCTTCTGTCAAGCAGCAAGCATTCCAGAAGTTTCTATGCCAGTTACCGAAGTGGTAACACCGTTCAGAGGAGTCCCCATTATCCCTGGTGGCGGTGTAGAATATGCAGATCTCAACCTTCGTTTTATTATTGACGAAGATCTTGAAAATTATATGTCTGTTTGGAATTGGATTCGTGACAACGGCAACGCAGATAGTTTTGAGGGTGAGGGGCAAGGTTATTCGGGAGGTAGATTAGAAATCCTAACCTCAAATTTCGTAACCAAGTATATTGTAAACTACGAAAGATTAATTCCTGTCTCTCTATCCGCTATCCCATTTGATACTTCAGTGAATGATATTGAATTTTTCACTGCGAACGTCACGTTCAAGTATACCAGATATTCTATCCTTGATTTGTCATTCAATCCTTTATGAAATTTGACCAACTACATGATCGCTTCCAGAAGATTAAGGAAGAGTGGAACACTGATACACAAATTGATTTCCAATTCAAGAACAAACAATACACTGAAGATCTAGCTCGTCTGGCGTTGGAGATCCCTTTCCAGCACAATAAATACTTAAACCATTACACAGACCTCTCACAAATTAAAACCTCACTGGAGTTTGAACACCGTAGACTCCTACGTGAAAAGAGAGAATACTATGGCGGAGAAGCTGACGCTAAAACCTACGCCGAGAAACCTTTTGGTAACAGTATCAAGACATCAGAGAAGATGAAAGTCTATCTGGAGTCAGACGATGAACTTATCAACACAGAGGCAAAGATCAAGTTCATTGATCAAATGTTATACTTCCTCGATCATGTGATGAAACAGATCTCTAACCGTGGGTTCCAGATCAAGAGTGCTATTGAATGGGAAAAATTTATTAATGGAAACTAATGTCACAACTAGTTGTCAAGAAAAAGAATGAGGTCTATCTCCAGATCTCATCGGAGCCTCACGTCCATCGTGAGTTGGCAGACTACTTTTCTTTTGAGTTACCAGAGGCAAAGTTTCTAAAACGTCAACCACGATATAAGTATTGGGATGGTATGATTCATCTGTACTCTCCTGGTACGGGTGAATTGTATGGTGGTCTTTTGCCACACCTAAAAGAATGGTGTAACCACAAACAATACAATATTGAGTTTGAGGATAATGACTGGTACGGTGAGGTAGAGGTGGAGAATGATCTCGTCTCACCACCTTCGGTTGCAGAATACATGAAGGGAATCTGCAAATATAAACCAAGAGATTACCAGTACATGACTGTGTACAAGGCACTCAAAAATAACAGAGGGTTATTTCTGTCACCGACAGGATCAGGTAAATCCCTTATGATTTATTCCATTGTTCGTTACTACGTAGCGGCAGGGAAAAAGATTCTACTGATCGTTCCCACGACATCTTTGGTAGAACAAATGGTAAAGGATTTTAAGGACTATGGATGGGCTGCAGAAGAATTCTGTCACACAATATATTCAGGCAAAGATAAGAATACTGACAAACCAGTTATCATCTCAACATGGCAGTCAATCTACAAGTTCCCAAAAAGATACTTTGATGACATTGATTGTGTTATCGGAGATGAGGCACACTTATTTAAGGCGAAGTCTCTCACAGGAATCCTCACCAAACTCCATAACGCAAAGTATCGCTTTGGGTTCACAGGTACACTCGATGGTAGCAAGACTCATAAGTGGGTCTTGGAAGGTTTGTTCGGTGCGTGTGAACAGGTTACGAAGACGGATTCGCTTATTAAGAAAGGTTATCTATCGAACTTCAGGATTAAAATCTTGGTGTGTAAGCACGACTACCAATACTTCCCAGATTTCCATACGGAGATGGAATACATTGTAACACACAACAAGAGAAATAACCTAATTAAAAATCTTGTTAAAGATATAGATGGCAACACACTAGTGTTGTTCAACTATGTGGAAAAACATGGGGAACCACTTTACGAATTAATAAATAATAGTGTGGGAGAGGACAGGAAAGTATTCTTTGTCCATGGTTCCACCGATACTGAAGATCGTGAGTCTGTCAGAGCAATTACCGAAACAGAATCCAACGCTGTTATCATTGCGTCATACGGTACGTTTTCCACAGGCATCAACATCAAAAAACTACATAACATTATTTTTGCATCACCATCAAAATCTAGAGTTAGAAATCTACAATCTATTGGTAGAGTTTTGAGGAAAGGTGAAGGTAAGGATATTGCTACCCTATATGATATCGCTGACGATATCTCTGGTCGTAGAGATAACTATACTTTAAAACATATGTACGAACGTATTGCGATCTATCAAGAGGAAAATTTTAAATACGAAACTTTAAAAATAGACTTAAGGTAAGGATGGAAGAAGAATTTTATGCAACGTTAAAACTAACTTCTAATGAAGAGATCATTGCTAAAGTTTGCTACTTAACCGATGAAGATTGTTTGCTTGTGGAAAAACCTCTACTAGTAACTAGAGCAAATCAAAAAAGAAATGGCAGACTGATAGAAGGATTCTCATTAAGTGATTGGGTAATGAGTTCTTATGAAGAACTATTCATCATAAAGATGGAACAAGTAGTTACTCTTACAGAAGTAGATGAAAGAATATTATTATTCTATGAGAGACATTTAAACAAAGAAGATTCAGATGTATCTCCAGATAAATTATCTAAACAGATGGGTTATCTAGGATCAGTATCTGACAAGAAAAAGAAACTAGAGGATCTATTTAATAAAAGCTAGTATGTCTCTTGAACCCTTAACAGAGTTATTCTATAGGTATTAGGTCGCTTTGTCAAGCCCTGTGGAAAACTATTATGTTGACAAATGCTGATTGATGGACTATACTGTGGATAAGCAAACGTCCAGACATGAGTAAAACAAAGCAAAAGACAGAATATTATGTAAATAATAAAGAGTTTCTGGAAGCACTGATTGTTTATAAATCTAAAGTGATTGCAGCAAAAGAAACTGGTGCTGATAGACCTATCGTCCCTAGGTATATTGGCGAATGTTTCTTGAAGATTGCCACGCACCTGTCTTACAAACCAAACTTTGTTAACTACATGTTCCGTGAGGACATGATCTGTGACGGTATCGAGAACTGTCTACAGTATATTGATAACTTTGATCCAGAGAAGTCCAAGAATCCGTTTGCTTACTTTACCCAGATCATCTACTACGCCTTCCTTCGTCGCATTCAGAAAGAGAAGCGTCAGTTAGAGATCAAGAGTAAGATCCTAGAGAAGTCTGGACACCAAGAGATCATGCACACCGATACGTATGATGGTGACATGGCTGGCATGAATGCCTCTTACTCTGATATGGGTAGTATTAAAGAAAACATTGAAACAAGAATGAACAGATGACTGTAGCACTTATTACTGATCAACATCTTGATGGTCGTAAGGGTAGTCTCGCATTCTGGAATTACTTCCTCAAGTTCTATGATGATGTATTCTTCCCTACACTAGAGAAGAAAGGAATTAAAGAGATCATCGACCTGGGTGACACATTTGACAATCGTAAAACGATTGACTTCAATGTCTGGGATCGAATTCGTACTCACTACTTTGATCGCCTGGCAGATATGGGCGTCACAGTACATACAATCTTGGGTAACCACTGTGTATACTACAAGAACACGAACGCTATCAACTCTCCTGATCTATTGCTAGGTGACTATGACAATATACGTGTC